TGGCTCTAAGGCGTTGAGAACACTGTCTGCCAGGGGACGCCGCTTAATCGCTGATCGCTTCATGTACCTCTCCTTGTATACCCGAACCGGAAGTATACACAGAGGTATACACGAAAGGTACTACTGCTGTGGGTAAGCAGGAAGAGGCTTGAGGGCTTGATTAGGGCTTAACGATATGATTTAGAAGGGTATTTGTGAGGTCTGAGGAGGTGTGAAAATCTTCCGGTGGTAGCGGCGGGCTAACCCAAACCGCGCTTGTAAAACAGGTGCTTACAACTCAATAACAGTTCTGTGTACAAGCGTGTGTACACGCTTTTCTCTACTAAGATTCTGATATTACGGGTGACCTATAGAAAAAGCCCCCAGTAAAGGGGGCTGTCTGTGCGAGAAGACTACGTGGGGATAGCCCCACGGTCAACCTGGCTTGGCTTTCATCCTGTTCACCACGCCTTCCAGGGCACCGCCACCAAAGTAGAAAGCAGCCACAAGGGCCACCGGTGTACCGAGTGTCGCGTTGTTTAGTTGGCCTACCTCTTTAGCCGCTTGCGTTAGCTGGGCACCATAGACCGGATCAACCATACCTGCTGCCAGCATGAATCCAGCACACAGTACCCAGATGAGTACGAAGGGAATCGCAAGCACCAGCATCAACAGACGCTGTGCAATCTTAAAAGGTTCGTACCCTTTGAGCAGGCTCAGGAATCCTTTAGACTTTTCCTCATCTGTGTAGAACGCAGCATCGACGCCATTGTAAATACCATCGGCTGCTTTCTTGATGACGTTCTCATTACCGAACAGTGTTGCAAATATCCCCATACCGTTCTCCTGTTGGTTTACTGCAATGCCAGCATTTGCTTGGCATACCGTACATCAGCTTCAAAGCTCACCAGACAATGATCCATTTGCCAAAAGAATGTTGCGTTAATAATATTCCGTGCTTTATTCCACCCTGGCTTGTGCCGGTTAACGTAACACCGAGCTGAGACGGTCTGATCGTGATGACCCAACAGGATAAAGAGGTTCACGGTCTGGCTACACCAGGCCGCTACTCGTGAGAGAAAGCCGATCATATCGACCAAACCATGGTAGGCAATACAGCGTACATAGTGCCACCAGTTTCGCTAGTTACAGTGTTACAGTTGGATCGGTAAAAGTGGATTTTCATAATGCTGACGCCTGTATGAACAGGTCATCTAGTTGTGTATCTGTCAACCCCAACGCTGCACCTAATAGTGACACTAATTGTTTACCTCTATCCACATACTGAGAGTATTCCCATTCAATAGTCGCATTGGTTTTGTCCGGCTCCGTCATAGCTGCTAACGCACCTTCCACATCTTGCAGCAAAGCGTTAACCGCCAAAGCCAGTCTGGCCTGCCTCATGGTCACCCTGTCAGGTGTTATATTGGTCGGGTAATATGTGAGGTCGGGTACATCGGTATTGACCCAGTAGTCGGCCAGTACTTTTGCCAGTTTCTTCAGCATTGAATGCTGGGCTTCATTTTCTGGGTCACCCTGTAATGAGGCAATCTCACTACCAAATGTCGGGTAGTGTGTTTTCATAATCTCTTCAATAATGGTGTTACGATCCGACAACTTATCAACACGAGCCGTTTGGTACGTATATGCAGTCTCAGCGGTACCCTCTACATTCGTTCGTGACAGCACCTTTTTATTAAAGTTAATCAAGAGTCTGCGACCCATGACTTGATACGTGTTCAGCTCTACTGGGGATTCTGTCGTTGAGTTAGACATTCATTAGTACCTCTCTTCCTGGTTGCCAAAGTCCTTTATTGTTTAATGGTTTTATCCACCCCCAATAAGCGGTAATACTCATTATCCATTTAATACGCACAGACTCCAGATATCTATATTTTATAGTAGCGCGTAGACGAGTACAGTCGCTGAAAAAGACGTACCCACAAAAATCTAAACCATTGCTGGCCAGGGATTGAATAATCCAAGTGGGTTTAATTATAAGTCCTAGTTTATTCACCTGTTGCTCAATTCTTTTTTGTGCTGACCTTAACCATTTTTTACAAGAACCCAATACAATAAGATCATCGCAGTAACGGAAGTAATACTTCACTTTTAAGTTTTGTTTTGCGTACCAATCCACAGTAGATAAAACCATATTACCCAGCATCTGGGATATGTAATTGCCTATGGGGAGCCCTTCAACACTTTCAATAATATTATCCAGCAATACGAGAGTACGTGGGCATTTTATATGACGCCGAACGCATAGCTTGCTGATCTGCTGTTTCACCGATGGGTAGAACTTCTTAATGTCCATTTGCAGATAGTAGGTAGGCCTGCCTTTCCGTATGGCTTTCTGCACACGTCGTCGTGCGTCTGAGGTGCCACGGCCCTTCAGTGATTGAAAAGTGTCCCTTATCAGTGAACGTTTCCAGATATCACCAACAACTTGCATAATGGCGTGGTGAACAATTCGATCTGGGAAATAAGGCAGTACGTGTATCACACGAAGCTTACTGCCTTCTACCCGTTCCATAACGCGATACTCGTTGGTTTGATACGTACCATTCATAAGTTGATCGTGTAGCTGCTGGAGGTAAAACTCCTCGTGCTTATTAACCTCCACCACTTCTTTATAATGGCCCTTACCTTTTGAGGCTTTTTTATGAGCCTCATGTAAATTGTCCATAGATGCGATTTCATCAAAAAGATTACCGTACCGTTTCATAGCTATCCTTTAATGCTATACAGCGCCCAAGCGTTTCAGACCAACACGGTTTACTAAGCTTTTGTGGGATGCGTTTACGCCTTTCGGCGGGATTCTTTGTTTTCCAATATTCTATAGCAAGCTGCCTGGCGATACTCCGATTCCGATTGCCTGAGCCATTATTCACATTGACGTAAGAAGGACTGACATTCGTACCATTCGAGGTGTTACCACCTACATGAGCTATCTTCCGTGCCTAACAAAGAACCCCTCATTTTAAGTCATTATTCTCCTTAATTATTTAATAGATTATTGAATTTTGGAAAAAGCAAGCCGCCCGGCGATACCCCGATACCGAAGGCCCGAGCCATCAGTCACACCGACGCAAGAAGGACCGACATCCGCACCATGCGAGGCGCTACCACCCACAAGAGCCATCCTCCAGCCTGAAGACTGGTAGTAATAATCAGCAAACGCGGTAGATGAATTACCGCTTGAATCGGTTACAACATCACCGAGGGTATTATGCTGCACATTGCGGATATAACCATTAGCACCTGGTGCAGCTACACCCAGTTGTGTGTACCCGACAGTGGTATCATCAACGAAGCTGGCGATGTCATTACTGACATACCATACCCGTGCATTGACGTTAAACCCGTCGCAGAATTGCCAAGCGTTACCCCAGAAGTTTTCGATACCCCGGTAATTCATCCATGCAGTATCTCGTACAGAACTAACCACGCCACCTGAACCATTACCAATAATATTGGATTTACCAGCGACCGAGTGAGGTGAATCTGTTTGACTGGATGACGAAGCCGGATACCCTGTGCTAACACTGTTGTTACCGGCTGCTAAGAGTGCTTGACCGTCGAACCCACCGTACTCCACAAAGAACAGCAGTTTTATCAAGGACCACTGCCAGAACGTCATCTGCGACCAATTGGAGCCCCGGTTACTGGCCAATTGTCGCATCTGTGCGCGGGTCACACCAACCATCGGATACTTACCAGATACAGAACCTAAAACATCAGCCGTGTAGTCTACTCTTGAATCATTGTTGTCGAGGTTCAGACCATCAATGTATGTTAGACCACTGGTGTCATACACGGATGCATGATACGCACCTACATAGATCGCCTGCTTTTCGCTTGATGGGTTGGTGTAATACCACATGTCTACAGCAGGGTCGCGTTGTAACGTACCACCGATTGCGAATGCAGGGTGCAACACAAAACCTGATCTAGGGTAATCACTGATTTCCCGCTTAACATCACCATTAAATAGTGTGGATACCCGTACATAACACTTGGGGATTTCAACCATGACCTGACCATCGGTACCATCCAGAACGGCAGCAGTCCCGTCGGCTTTCAGCGTTGAGTCGTTCAGGCTAAGGTAATAGTTCACCGTGCCATCATCATTCAACAGGCAACGACGCATCCGTTCGTGGATCTGTGTGACACCTGTGGAACCGGCATATCTGCTGTATACGTCTGAAGTTGGGTCCCAAACCATATTGGCAGAGATTCTTGGTTCATAACGATTATCCCCTACCAGCTGTATAACAGACGCATCCGGATACTTGTCTGCTGTACCTGATTCAGCTTCAGCAAAGGTGGCTTTCTCAACAGAACCTGCCGCCTCAGTGGTGGCTAAGCCGGCCACTTTAAGCCATGCAGTGCCTGAGTAGACCCGCACCTCGTTGGCAACCGTATTGAAGTAGAGATCCCCGGGCGTAACATTTACCGTAGGCGCTGACGCCAGTGGCCCATGATATTGGTTCTGAAACGTGGTCAGTGAGCTTGCGGCATTGGTTGCACTGGTACTTGCGGCAGAGGCCGAGCCAGAAGAGTTACTCGCAGACGTGGCGGCATTACTGGCAGAGGTACTGGCATTGGATGCAGACCCTCCGGCATTGGTTTCAGACGTTGCCGCGTTGGTTTCGCTGGTAGACGCTGCCGTAGCACTGGCACCACCCTTGGAAGCATAGTGCCGGCCCGAGAACTTACCCGTCTCAACGGCAACATCAACAGCCGCATTGGCCCAGTTATCGGCTTTGGTTTCACTGGTGGTTGCGTTGGTTGCAGAGGTGCTGGCATTAGAGGCTGAAGTAGCTGCGTTAGTTTTGCTTGTCGCAGCGGCTGAGGCTGAACCCGTTGCGTTGGTTTCACTCGTTTTAGAGGCCGTCTCTGACGCACTGGCCTTGGCTGCGTGATGCAGAGCAGAGAACTTGCCTGTCTCTACAGCGGTGTTTTCCAACGCTTCAGCCCACTGGTTCGCTTTGTTCTGAGACCCCAGAGCAGCGGTCTCAGAGTTGCCCGCGTTGGTTTCCGAGGTGCCTGCATTACCTTCGGAGATATAAGCTGCACTGGCAGAACCAGAAGCGTTGGTTTCACTGGTGCTGCTGGCGGTCTGTGATGCCGCTGCTGCGGTCTCACTGGCTTTAGCGGCAGTTGCTGCCGTGGTGGCAACATCTTCCGGTGCCACCCAGAAAGAGCCGGAGTAGAACTTCAGGAAATTATCCGTGGTATTGAAATACACCGCACCGGTTACCAAAGCATTACCGTCGTTGTCCACGGTTGGGTCCGAGGCTTTATCCCCCAGGTACTGATCACCGAACTGATCGAACAGACTCTCAGCACTGTTCTTAGCCGCGACGGCACCGGTCTCTGCCGTCTGTGCAGCGGTCGCTGAACTGCTGGCCGCACTGGCGCTGCCACTGGCATTGGTTTCGCTGGTCGCAGCATTACCGGCAGATAGGGAAGCTGCTGACTCAGAACCAGACGCATTGGTCTCCGATAGAGCAGCGGCAGTCTCAGAGCCACTGGCGTTGGTTGCACTGACACCCGCATTGGTCTCGCTCAGCGCCGAAGCAATGGCCGAGTCCTCTGACTTGATGGCGTGGTGCAAAGAAGAATACTGACCCGTCTCAACGGCCACATCTTCCAGTTCCTCTGCCCACTTCTCTGATTTGTTCTCAGATGCCAGGGCGCTAGATGCGGAACTATCGGCTGCGGTGCGATCTTGTCCAGTGGCCACCCGATCTGTAGCCGTAGCGTCGGAGTCCTGCTGCGTCACTACTCGGTCGGCGGCAGTGGCGGTTGCATCATCACCTGTGGCACTCCTGTCTATACCTGTTTGAGCTGCATCAGCAGCCGTATCCAAGGTGTCTTGGTTGGTAGCAACTCGATCCAACCCCGTCTGTACTGCATCAGCAGATGTATCAACTCGATCCAAGTTAGTTTGGAAGCGGTCTGCTGCTGTATCCAAGGTATCTTGGTGGGTGGCTGCTAAGTCAGCAGCCGTATCTATCGTGTCCTGATTCGTTGCAACGAGGTCAGCTCCTGTCGCCACAACAGCGTTATCAGCATTAGTTTCACTGACCGCTGACGCATCTTCGGAGGCCTGGGCAGCGACCACATTGGCGTCTGTTGCTGCTTTGTTGGTGGCCACTTCCGCCCGATCCGCTTCAACGGCATCACGAGTAGCATACAAGGCGTCCAGAGCCTCAGCCGGAACGGTATTACCATCCAATACAAACGACCCTTCTGGTTGATCCAGTTGCACACGAACGGTCTGATCCAGTATGTCTACCAAGCTTTGCGCCTCGGTTAAAACACTGATTCGTCCGTTCAGGAGAGTGATTTCTTTCCCGTTAAGCTGACGTCTTAGGTTCAGGTAGTAGTGGCCTTGGGACAAACCCGCTGTCAGAGTTTTATCCAGAACTATGTAGAAAGTACCCAGGACCGCATCGGCTGGGTAAATCGTAAGTGACGGGATATACAGTTCAGCGTCTGTATCAACCGTAAGCGGATTACGCTTCAGGGTGACTTCCAGACCCCAGTTGGTAATGTCCGATGGGTTGTTAGCCTCATCGGTTACCGTAAATCGGGCTGCAAAGTCATCGCCCTGATATACTTTAAAAAGTGTCTGGTCTTTCATAAAAATACCCCTAACCGTTAATCAACAATCAGGGGTTATGGTAAAGGAATGGTTTTGGGGTTGCCTATTTAATTTACGGCAACTCGAATACTGCTTTCTACAGTATTCGAGTTGCCGTTAGCATTAGGGTGACTGTGCCAGTATACCAAGTGCTACTACTGTTGGTATTGCTAGCAGTTATTTTCATTGTGCCCTGCGTTACTCTCATATTAATTGTCATTATTGGCACAATAACATCTACCGGTTCTGATGCTCTTATGACTCCTAGTGTACTAGCAGCGGAAAGAATACCGTTAGAATTGGTAATTGTAGCTGTAAAAAGGTAAACACCTTCAGAGGGAATATACCCTAACGTCACCGATGAACCACCTCTAAACTCCCATACATTTTTACTGAAATTTTGTGTGTTCTGTATTCCGCTTATAGCCAAGTCCTTGTATGTATCTGCAATAGTCTTAGTACCTTTTTTTATTAAACCTCTTCCATTCATTAGACTTAATTGGTAATTACCTGGCGTAGCCACACTATTAATAAACTGTACTCTCATTCCACCACTTAGCTTTCCTTGGTAATCAATCGAATTCATTAACTCCCCAAAACACAGAAAAGGTACACTACTCAATTCAACACCACCAACATTAAAAGTATTTTTTGTTATCTCAATACTTGTTCTTGAAAACCTAAAACTATCTAGAGTATCTACACCTTTAATATCTACATCAAAGGCCACAAAGTATAAGGAATTCATTGGGTTTTGACTCCGTATCCCCAACTGCCTTGTACTAGGTAACCAGTTATTTTGTCTGCTTCTACCATCAGAGTATACAAAAGTACCTGTAGTCAGTAGACCTCCGTAGCTCTGGTCTACTTCTACAGCCCTATTCATTTGGATAGTGTCATTTACAAAAGCAATAAAAGTACGTCGGTTCCCTGTCGCACTCCCAAATAGGTAATTTTTAAGTAGAGTCATTGTTGGGGAATTGCTAAGTGTAATTGCGATTTCATACATTCCGTCACTGCCATGGGTGTATGCGTATTCGCTTGGGTCAGGGTCAAATACCTGAAATCCTGTATAGTTTATATCGCTGTGAAGGACTGTATTAGTTGTAGGCTGACCTTTAATTATTGATAGGTCAGTGTATCCCCGAGTTAAATGCAAAAGTGGTTTACCATTTTCTTTACCAATAAAAATACTCATAAATTAGCTCCTAGCCTATATAGATGAACTTATTATCTAGGTCCACCACAAAGTCCCCAGAAGCAGATGACATTTTTCCCGCAGTAACCTCACCTAAATCGGCTGTAATTGCAGCCAATGCCGTGACGTTTACCTCATCTGCTATTATTTTTTTACCTCTGAAATTCTCAGCGGTAAGGTCAAACACAACTGCTTTGTTCATGAAGACTTCGCCATTCGCAACAATAAAGGGGTATGTTTTACTGCCTAGCTTACCAATCCAGAATCTATCAACATCAAAGCCAGCTTCAACGGTGCCTGTGCCACTGTCCGTGGCCAACCCAAAACCACCTACAAGCGTATTGCCATTAATGTCCACCTGTACCTTCACGGTGTACTCAGCGCTCAGGACATCTAACGCATCCTTGTAGCTCACCATCCGTTGCTCAACGTTGGCTGTACCACCCTCACCATCGACAATCTGTACACCCTTCACCACTTCAGCGACAGAAGACATACCGAGCCAAGTGCCGCCACCTGCGGTACACAGTGCCCGTGTGTTCTTTGCAGCGTCAGGGTGTCCGTCGATCATGCAGAAACCGACCTGGGTGTTGCTGAAGTCCTGTACTGTGCCTGCCACCGTGTTACCGATGTACATATCCATAAGGGACCATAAATCACCGTCCCATACGTAACCCTGGTCTCCATCAGCAGAGTCAAACCAGACATCATCAAGGTTCTGGGCAATAGGGGCACCCACCTGACGAAACACGTTCAACCCTTGTTGAGCCTTCTCCACGTCCCAGGCATTACCACTCCAGCGGTACAACGTATTACCGTCATCAATGTCTACCCACAGATCATTCCGGTAAGTTGTAGAATCCGGTGGCGGTGTCGTCTGGAAAAACACCTGAGCCTTACGACCTACAGACGCTTCCAATGTGTCTATGCTTTGAGCCATAGCCGTATCAGCATTAGCACGTGCAATCACTTCTTGCGTGATCAGCGCCATGCTCTGGTCAGCGACAGCACCTACCACATTGATTTGCTGGATCTGTGCTGAATCACTTGTTTCTAAACGTGCAACCTCATTAACAAGAACCGTACCTACACCGTCTACCTGTGTCTGGAAATCTGCCAGGGCAATCAACAACTCTTCATATTGAACTTGAGAATTAGAGATATTGGTTAACAGGTCTGCACGTATGGACTCAATTCTATTTATTTCTGAACTCAGTGATGTTGCCAGTTGGCCTTGTGAGATCTGACCACTTAACATCGCTATAGTTTGTTCAATAGTAGGACGTGCCATAGCAGAAGCAGGCCCAGTCAAATCACCTACCGTACCGTTCACAGATACAATCTCGATCCAGTAGTAATAACGGATGGCCGCACTTGGGTCTATTCTGTCGTAATGGATTTCACCCGTAACCGTCTTTAGTTTTACTTTAGTTAATGGATCAGCATTACTACTACGATATAGCAGTACATGCGAGACTGCCTCCGGCAGTAATTGTGGATATGTCCAAAATACATCTATACCTCCAAACGCAGGTACAGCTTGTAATATTGAGTTATTTAAATCAGGATCACCAGGCTTCGGGAAGTTACCGAAACCTGTTCCGCACGAATCAGCCATGTTACTACCTCATACCGAATACATAATGTGACTTCATTGTACGAGGTTGTCATATAACTATTTTGAAATATCACTCACGCACTAACCTTGAAACCAATGGAAACCGATTATGAACGTTGATTACCTAGACCACATGGGAACAGACTTGACCGTAGTTAATGCTGCACGAGTTTCATTCGATACCGTATCCACAGAACTGAGTAAGAAAGACATCGGACTTATTAACTTCCTGGCACGTGGCTGTATGTCCAAAGACTGGGATGCTGCTGTCAAAGATATGCTAGGACGGACTAACAATCCTGATGACATTAATGAAGTTGAAGGGATGCTCAAGTGGGCCAAGAACATGCCCACCCACTGGTCACCCTTCGCACACGCCATGATCTCTATGCGTGAAACCGTACCCATCTTCGTAGCCCGTCAACGCTTCAAGCACATGGTTGGCTTCACGTACAATGAAACGAGTCGTCGCTATGTTGATGATACGCCTGAGTTTCATGTACCTGACGTATGGCGTGCTCGCCCTGTAGGCGGTATCAAACAGGGTAGTGGTGGTGTTCATGCAGCTAACGATTATCAACAAGGACAGTACGCAAGTTTTTGTGAGCACGCGCTGGACCTCTACCATTCCATGATTGAACAGAACGTGGCACCTGAACAAGCACGTATGGTTCTGCCGCAATCCATGCTCACCACTTACTGGGTAACCGGTTCGTTGTATGCCTGGGCCAACGCCTATATCCAGCGAAGCGATGCACACGCACAAGTTGAAATACAAGACTTGGCCAAACAGTGGAATACTATTATAGAACCTCTGTTCCCACATTCCTGGGCTGCACTCACACAATAAAATAAGAAATACCCATACCCACTTAGATACCCTAGTAGGTTCACCCACAGAAGGTCAGTAGATTACTGACCTTTTTATTTTGTTTTGGAGACATTATGACAACAGTAACATCACCCAATAACCTATCAACCGGTAAAGATATGCTGGCTGATTCCAAGTTCTATATGGGTTATTCACGGTTTATTACTGACGAAGACCGTTACGAAACATGGACAGAATCCGTTACCCGTGTCATGGACATGCACCGTGATAAATACAAGCATCTTATGACGCCTGAACTGGAAGTGATGATCCAGTTTGCCCAGGATGCTTACACAGACAGCAGTGTGTTGGGTGCCCAGCGTGCTCTGCAATTTGGTGGACCTCAGATCTTCCAACACGAAGCCAGGCTTTATAATTGTTCAGCGGCACACTTGGATCGTCCCGAGTTCTTCCAAGAAGCCATGTACCTACTGCTCTGTGGTTGTGGCGTAGGCTTCTCAGTGCAGAAGCACCACGTTGCCAAGCTGCCAGACTTCGCCCCACGCAAAGAGGATGCTGCACGTCTGCACGTCATCGACGACAGCATTGAGGGATGGTCAAACGCCTTTGGTGTCATGATCTCCAGCTTCATCCCCGAGGGTGAGCACGCCCCTTTCCCAGAATACCAAGGGCACCACGTACTCTTTGATTACTCAGAGATCCGCCCCAGAGGTGCCTACATCTCCGGTGGCTTCAAAGCCCCTGGCTCAGACGGACTACGGGCGTCCCTGACCAAATGTGAAGACCTGTTGGTGAAAGCCACCAAAGCGAGTAAGCACCTTAAACCGATCCAAGCCTATGACTTTGTAATGCACATGGCCGATGCCGTTCTATCAGGTGGTGTACGTCGCAGTGCAACCTTGTGCATGTTCAGCTTCGATGACGACGAGATGATGAAGGCCAAGACCGGCAACTGGTTCAAGGACAACCCGCAACGGGGTCGATCCAATAACTCAGTGACCCTGGTCCGTGGTCAGGTGACTTATGAGCAGTGGATCAGTATCAAAGCGTCTGTTGAACAGTTCGGTGAGCCAGGCTTTATCTGGACCGATTCAGCGGAATTTACCTTCAATCCATGTGTGGAAATAGGAATGCTTCCTGTTACCCATGACGGTCGCTCTGGCTTCCAGGTTTGTAATTTATCGGAGATCAACGGCGGAGCCTGTGATACCTCAGACAAGTTCTTCGATGCGTGTCGCGCTGGTGCCATCTTAGGAACCCTGCAAGCGGGCTACACCAACTTCACTTACCTGACTCAAGCAACCCAGGACATCGTGGAGCGTGAAGCTCTCATAGGCGTATCCGTGACAGGTTGGATGAACAACCCAGATGTTCTGTTTAACGTAGACAACATGCAACGCGGTGCTGGCATTGTTCGCGCCACTAATAAGAAAGTGGCTCACTTGCTCGGGATCAACCCAGCCGCACGGACGACATGCGTAAAACCATCGGGCAATGCCTCTGTGCTGCTCGGTACGGCCTCTGGTATTCACGGTGAGCATTCACCTGCCTACTTCCGCAACGTCCAGATGAACGACACTGATGGCACTCTGGAGCTGATCCAATCCACGAATCCAGAGATGGTTGAAACCAGCGTCTGGAATCCTAACGGCACAGATAAGATTGTGTCGTTCCCTGTGGTGTCAGACCCTGCTTCCATCTATAAGGGCGACCTGCAAGGTGTGAAGCAACTGGCCTACGTCAAGCTGGTTCAGCAGAACTGGATCGAGCATGGCACTAACCCAGAGCTGTGCACCGATGACCGTATCCGTCACAACGTATCCAACACCATTGATGTGGACGACATGGATAAGGTCTTCGACTACATCTGGGAGAATCGGTACGATTTTGCAGGCATCAGCCTCATGGCCTCGACAGGCGATAAAGCGTATCCGCAAGCGCCATTCACACAAGTACGCACAGCCACTGAGATCCAGGAACTCTATGGTCCAGCGGCTTTGTTCGCATCCGGCTTGATCGTGGATGGACTGCACGCCTTCACAGGCAACCTGTGGGACGCATGTTCAACAGCCCAAGCGTTGGGTGTGGATCTGAGTCAGCACGGTAGCCACGACCTTCTCAAGCGTGACTGGGTACGCAGGGCGGTGCAGTTCTCAGACAACTACTTCGGTGGGGATATGCAGAAGATGAACGACTGTCTCAAGGACTGTCACCTCATCCACAAGTGGGAAACCATCAAGCGAACTATGACACCCATCGACTTCACACGTGAGCTGGGCAAACAGGAGTACACCGACATCTCAACGATGGGCGCTCAGGCCTGTGCAGGAGGCAGTTGCGAGGTGAGCTTTTGACCTCTGACCGTATGCAGGTGCTGAGCCAGCTTAACCGTACAGTGACGCACAGGTGCCCTCAATGTGGGGCACCGGTGGCGTGTGCAGCAGAACTGGGAAGAAGTGCAAGCTCATGCTGGTGCATGGAACTTGAGCATCGTGCGTTTGATGAAGCATCTACTGAGTGCCTGTGTCTTCACTGCCTCTCAGATACTCACTAAAAATCTTTGCACTGAAGGGGCAAGCGGATTAGGCGTAGCCGGTTCCGCGTAGTCCCCTTCAGAATATAAATTAAATACCTGTAGGAGCACGTAATGGAATACTTTCAACTAGATGATGCAGATTTTACAGGGTTCTCTCCTGAATCGTATACGGTACCATTAGACACCCGTGGTTACATTTACATGGTTCATGACTACACAGATCCTGATTTTATCAAGATTGGTCGAACCACTAATCTGCACAAAAGGGTAACAAGTTACAACACAGACAGACCCAGAAACTCAGTGCAGATCGTCGCGGTCACAGGACTGTTCTCGGACGCTGTTGAAGTAGAGAAACGTATTTTCTCAAGTATTAATACTTACCACGAAGCTGTACCCAGTAAAGGGACCAAGGAATGGTATGAGATAGCACTTAAAGAACGCTTCCTTACTCTAATGGCTCAGGCTGAGTCTTATTTTGAGATGGAGAAGGTAACCTAACCGTACCCTACCGCTTAGAGAAAGTGAGGTAATGACTTGTAAGGTGTAGGCGAAGCCGAGAACCTTACAAGTCATTACAGTTAACTTATTTAGTTGATAAATAATTAATTAATAACTTCACACACTCCCCTACGCCCACCGCCTACGCCCACCGCCTGCGGCTAAGGCGTAGGGGAGTGTGAAGGCTTAGAGGTGTAGGGGTTCTCCGAACCCTATTGTGCATTCTTGCGAAGCTATTGCGGAGCGTCTTCGAGGCGAAGCCGAGAAGACAGGGGATAACACCTGGGGTCCGAAGGATCTCAGGGGGTATTCCCCCTATATAACTACGTCGTTCTGTGCAAATTCCTATGTAAATCAACAACTTAAACCCTAAATTCAACCAAATGAGGTCATTTTGCCGACTACTATTCGATCAATTGATGACATGCCATTTCTTAAAGCCCGTCTTGGTAAAGCCCGATCTGACCGTGTACGTTACGCGAGTCAGTCCGATACCACCAAACAGAAAAATACCACCAACGTTAAAAACACCGTCATTGATGCAATGCAATTCGTCAGCCCGCACGCAGCCGGTTGTAAAGTTGGCGATGTATTACAAGGTGCAGCAAACATGGATTACCAGTCCAAACCATTAAGCGTTTCACGTCTTTATAACATCCTGCAACAAGTAGAAATGGTCAACACCCGTGAAGTCATAAGCATGATGGGAATTGATCAACGTCAAGCACAACGTTATGTACGTGCTATTAAGTTTGCTATGCCGCATATATCTTTATTGGTTTAGTGCTTACACTGTACGAAGCATTCAACTAAGATGGTTATCAAATAACTATCACAGAGAGATAATATGAGAAAATGCAAAACCATTAACTGTACCTGGGGTATACCTACTGATATTTCCGAAGACTTCTGTAGTGAGTGCCGCCCAAGAATTAACAAAGAATCTGCAAATGATAACGCAACAACATCAGGTGCAGACAATGATTATTGGGTAGCACACATCAAAGACCCAAAACGTGTAGAGCCTTGCAGTATTGAGTGTGATGATCTGATCGAACACTTCCAGATGAACTACCAACAAGGTGAAGCCTTTAAAGCCCAATGGCGTGACGGCATGTTACGCATTGGTATGGGTAAACCTGGTGACAGTCACATACGCAATGCAGAAAAGGCACACTACTACGCAGGCCGCAACCTGGTCGTGGAACAGCGTAAACTCGATTCATAACCCGTAAACCCCCCGCAGTAAACCCACCAGCCACTTTTGTGGCTATTTTTGTCGCTAAAATAAATAAGGACACTGTTATGCGCAAATACCTGAACAACTTATCAGTGCCTCTTTCCATGGCCGTGTTCTTAGCAACGGATACTTACGACCACGATGAGGACACTATCTCAGTTACTACACTGATCAAACCTGTGCGCCAAGTTATATTGGCTGGACGTGTACCCGCGTCCCAGGGACTGGTTGATATTAGTGGTTTGGTTAAATCCCGTATGGGTACATCAATCCACGATGGTATTGAGCGTGCGTGGGTAAACAACAAAGACGCTGCTATGAAAGCACTGGGTTACCCTCAACGCGTTATAGACCGTGTTGTTGTAAACCCTGACCCTGAAAAAGTCACCAAAGACCAGATTCCTGTGTATCTGGAAATCAGAACCAAGAAGAAAATAATGGGGCGCATTGTCTCGGGTAAGTTTGATTTTGTAGCAGAAGGCTCACTGGAGGATTTTAAATCAACGTCAGTGATGGCCTGGACAAAGAAAGACCGTGAGCTTAATTACAAACTACAGGGTTCCCTGTACCGATGGCTTAATCCAGAAATCATTACCGATGACACCATGGGTATTACGTTCCTGTTTACAGACTACCAAGCCTACCGGTCCAAGACTGATCCCGATTACCCACCACACGCAACGCCTCAGAAACGTATTCCACTGATGTCAGTGGAAGCCACTGAAGAGTATGTGAAGTCCAAAATTCGGTTACTGGATCAACACCAGGATACGCCAGAAGAGAACCTACCTCTGTGCCCTGACGAAAGCCTATGGCGTAAGGAAACCGTCTACAAGTATTACAGCAACCCTGAGAAAACCCAACGGGCTACCAAAGATTTCAAGACCGATAAACAGGCTGCGTTACTACATGCAGCCAAAGCCGGTAAAGGTTTTGTGAAAGAAATCCCCGGCACTGTACTGGCGTGTAAATACTGCGATGCCTTCCCACTCTGCTCACAAAAAGACGCCCTCATAGCTGACGGCTCACTGACACTGTAAACAAGGAATACCCAATGACTGAAGAAACCCTTTCGATCCGTCCCTTTGAGGATATGGATCACCACCCAATGTCTGAAAAGTTAGTGGGTATTCTGTGTAATAAAACGCAGAACACAGACCCACTCTTCTTTCGTGTACTGGCCGCTTATTACTTCTCGGTAGTGGCCACCATGATGCGCTGCACCGTGAAGACTCACGAATCCAGGCACCCTATCCCTGTTAACCTCTATGCCATAAGTCTGGCTACATCGGGTGCTGGTAAAGGTAAATCCACATCCATCATTGAAAACCAGATCATTGGGCAGTTCCGCGAACGTTTCACCGAAGAAACCTTTGAGATACTGGCTCAAGAGAATATTCCTAAGATTGCGTATGCACGCTCTATTCGTAAGCAGACCGATCCAGATGAAGAGCTGACCGCCGCTAATACAGAGTTCACAAACACCGGTCCCTTGGTGTTCAGCTTTGATAACACCACCGAAGCGGCACTCAAGCAGATGCGTCACAAATTGCTGATGGCAAACTCAGGTTCCATGAATCTTCAGATTGATGAGATTGGTTCTAACCTGACGGGTTCCGTGGAAGCATTGAACGCCTACCTGGAGTTGTACGACGTAGGTAAAATCAAACCTAAGCTCGTCAAGAATACCAGGGAGAACCTGCGTAACGAGGACATCCAAGGCATTACACCCACCAACATGATGTTGTTCGGTACACCCTCTAAGTTGCTCAACGGCAGCAAAGTAGAGGAAGAGTTCTACTCCATGCTGGACACAGGGTTTGCCAGACGGTGCTTTTTTGCTTACGCCAAAAACCACACACGGGACTTGGGACTTTCTGTGGATGATCTCTACGCACTCCTAACAGACTCAAGCTCTAACGGTTCAATGGAGTCCATTGCGGATCACCTTGAAAACCTTGCTGACATCATCAACATCAAGAAAGTCATCGTGATGAGTGTCCGTGTCGCCAAGCTGTTTCTGCTGTACAAGTTGCAGTGTGAACGGTTAGCTGACGAGCTACCCGAGCACGAGGAAATGAAGAAAGCGGAAATCTCTCACCGTTACTTCAAAGCTATGAAGCTCGCAGGCACCTACGCGTTTGTGGACGATGCCACTGAGATCAGTGAACAGCATTTTGAAAACGCTGTGAAACTGGCTGAAGAATCAGGGGATGCTTTCACCAACCTGCTCGCACGTGATCGTAACTACGTCAAACTGGCTCGTTACATTGCTTGTGTAGGGCGTGAGGTTACTCAAGCTGATTTGGTTGAGGATCTGCCTTTCTACCCTAAAGCGGTTAACCAGCAACGTGACATGATGGCCCTGGCCATTGCTCACGGCTATCAGAACAACATCATTATCAAATCGATGTTCAACGATGGTATCCAATTCCTACGGGGTGAAACTCTACAGAGGACCGACCTTTCAACCATGAAAGTCTCTTACAGCGGTGACATCGCTGTAGGGTATAGCAGTGTCAGAGGAGCTTTCAAAGACCTTCACACCATGGTTCAGGCACCAGGGGTACATTGGATCAATCACCACCTGAAAGCCGGTGACAAGGACGAAGGGCATCGTCAGGAAGACGACTGCATCCCAGGCTTCAACCTGGTTGTCATCGACGTAGATGGCGGTGTCAGCCTCGACAGTGCAAAGGCACTCCTGAAGGACTACAAGTTCTTGCTGTACACCACCAAGCGTCACGACCCAGCCGGTGAACATCGCTTCAGAATCATTTTCCCAATCAACTATGAGCTGAAGCTAGACGCCAAGGACTTCAAGGAGTTCATGACCAACGTGTACGCATGGCTTCCCTTTGAAGTGGATGATGGTACCAATCAGCGTGCTCGCAAGTGGATGTCCCACCCAGGGGGCTACGAGTACAACGACGGGCTTTTGTTAGATGCCTTACCGTTCATACCCAAGACCTCTAAGAACGAAGAGCGTAAGCGCCTGGTCGATTCTCAGCAGTCTATGGACAACCTTGAGCGGTGGGTCATCAACACCACCGGTGACGGTAACCGTAACAACCAACTGATCAAGTATGCCTACATCCTGGTGGATGTTGGGTTTGATTTTGAAGGTGTGCGTACCCGCCTGTGTGATCTGAACGACAAGCTACCGGACAAACTCACGGAAGCTGAGCTCATGAGTACCATCATGATAACGGTCTCAAAAGCCTTAGCCAAACAAGTTTCTTAATTCCTTAATCGTATAGGGGTGCTCCGCACCCTTCTGCGAATTTGTCACAATTTTTCGGGACCATATTATGAAACAAGAATTAGTTAACGATTACCTAGTCTTATTGATGGGTGAATCCGCGTCAGGCAAGTCTGCCTCACTCAGAGATCTTAAAAACCCAGAAGGGGTTATGTATTTGAACACGGAAGCAGGGAAACGCTTACCCTTCCGAGCCAAATTCAAGTCTTTTAAAATCACAGACCCGTTCCAGATTATCGAGGCGTTTGCAGAAGCTGAGAACATGCCTGACATACATACCATTGTCATAGACAGTATGACGTTCATGTTGGATATGTTTAAATCGTTGTACGTCCGTAACTCCACCAACGGTATGAAAGCTTGGGACGACTTTGCAGAGTTCTTTAAGGACTTAATGCAGCAAAAAGTAGCCGCATCCACCAAGAACGTTTTGTTCACTGCCCACACGCTGGACACATACAACGAAACCAAGATGTGTATGGAAACCAAGATTGCAGTTCCTGGCTCACTCAAGAACAATGGACTGGAATCTTACTTTTCTTTGTGCATCGCCACCAAGAAAATGAAAGTAACAGACCTGGCTAAATACAAATCAGACCTGTTAACCATCACACCGCAAGAAGAAGCACTGGGCATTAAGTACGTGTACCAAACACAATTAACCAAATCCACAGTGAATGAACGTATCCGTGGTCCTATGGGTATGTTTGATGAAAACGAAACGTTTATAGATAACAATATGCAACTGGTCTTTGATCGGCTGCACGAATATTATAGTGACTGATTCTCAACTCAGTGAACTAAACACGTAAACCAAACCAAACCAAAACTTAAAGGTAATTATTATGTCACTTCTAGCCAATGTTAAAACCGACTCTACCATCAATGCTGAAACCGATTTCATCGGTGGCGGCGGTGTATGGGAATCCGGTCTGTACCCTTTTGAAATCACCATGGCTTACCTGGAAAAGAA